GTTGCCGCCGGAATAATCTCAAGAGACCGTGCCAGGTAAACTTGCGGCGAATATCGTTGCGGCGACAATTGCGGCGTCAACTGCCGGGCAGCAGACACGAACCGCTTGACTTGCTCTATCAAGTCCTGGATGATTACCCGATCAGATTCCGACAAAACGTAGGTCATTTATTGCTTATTCCGGAAATACGTAAATCTCGCAATGAACCAGCCCAGTTGGGCATCGCAATTGCCAGCCCGCCAGCTGCACCGGTGCCCCACAAAAAACCATACCAGGATGAATCCGGTAAAAACCTTCCCCATTTCGGCCCAGTTCGATAACCTTGCCTTCTGCCGCCTTGATTTCTTCCGGTGACGGTTGCACTTGAAAAGACGTGCCCCTGTTTTGGATTACCAACTGGCTGCATTGCCGTACCCAGCCCGTTTCCACGTCCACCCATTCGCTATCGATTTCCAAAGTACGGACAAAGGCTTGCTCGGTTGTCGGCAGCACCCGTACCGCACGCGAATCAATCCCCGCCGGCCTTTGGTTTTCGGAAATAAACTGAATGGTAACGATTTGCGCGAGCTGCGAACCAGCAGCCTGCCTGAGCGGTTTCTTTAACCGAACATTGCCTGGACATTCCGGACAGTCAACGAGGCTATGCCCTTCCCGTTGTTGTTCGCCGCCTTGCATGCGTGCTCCTTACCGGCAATCATATCTCAAAGGCTTCCACCAGGACAACTACCGCCGCCGTGTCCGCACGAAAATGCAGCGTATTGGTATCCGGCCCAATCGTGCCGGTGCCCGTGCCATATTCCGCACTCAAATTCCTGGATAACCGCAAAACGTAGCTTTCCCCCGGCAGTAGTTCGCCGATTGGGTAAAAGGTATCCGTGTCTGGATCATTCGCCCCGTAGCTGACGAAGTTGGTTTCGTCAAGGTTGGCGATCCGGCACAGCCCCGGCGTAGTCAACTCCGATAGGTCAACGTTCGTGCCGGTTGTGGCCACGGTAATGGCGCCCGGCACCGGCCCTTTGGCTCCCGCCACGTCCGCGCTGAATCCTTGCGGCTGGCTCTGGTAAGACAGGTTGCCGGCATTGATCCGCAACGATGCCAGGACGTATCCTTCATCTGCCATAAATCACCATAAAATACTGGGAATTCCCAGCAGCAAAAAGTTAAACGGCTTATACCCTTGAATCAAAAACCTTCCGGCCTGGCTGGTGTTGTAGTCGCCTTCAATAATGAAGGCGTACTCGATACCGGCCCCGCCGCTTATCTCTACGATCATGTCGCCGGCGGTTACTTTGCCACTGCGATAGGCTCGGTTGTTCTTGGTCGCGGTCTGGGTTATATCGTCGGCTAGCTGGGCGCAACCGGGTTTCCAAATATTGATTTCAACTTGATCGATAGAATCTTCGTCAGCCGAAACCACCACACGGCGGGACCGCTCCGAGGCCGGCACCTTGTAAAAATGACTGCCGCTAATAGTCAATGGCGTTCCCGAAGGCGCCAACTCCCCGCCGGACATCGTACCAGTTTCGCTATAAACCTGATTCAACGCCACTTCCACGGCCCCCCCGCAGTCCGTCCCCGGATTGACGCCAAAAATCGTATTGGCTGGCGGAATGTAAGGTTTCCCCGCTCCATCCAAAAGTATCTTGTCCGGAGCATTGTTGCCAAACCGATCCTTGACTTCAACAAAATGCGCGGGGTTTCTTGGATTCGGCAGCTTGCCGCCGATCTTGACTGTCAGCCATTCTGACCGCGTAGCGTTCCACTTGCCATTCAATACCCGGCTGCCTTCATCCTGCGCCCACCGGTCCCATGTTTCGTAATTAATTTCAAACTCAAAACGCAACGTGTAATACCTGAAACAGGAGCCGTAGTATTTTCGCTCCCAGGTGATGTTGGCACATTTGATCGTTCGTGCCGGGCACCCCCACATCGGCCCCAGGTTGATGTGGTTTATCGCCTGGAAAATCAGTTGATTCAGAAACGGAAAATTCATCTCGATATTTACGGTCGGCCTCGCCTCATCGAACTCCAGGGCAGCCCCCCGTAGCGGCTCGTGCGAAGAACTCCGAATCGGCCGGTTGAAAATATCGTGCGTTATCTCGCGTGTGTACTTGGCGAACGTCCCGGATATTCGCGGCGGCTCCAATAGCGGATTCTGAATCGTCGATCCGCTACAAGTAATCGGCTCGCCACGTCCCCCCGGCGTACCAGGCTTTCCCAGGTCCGGCGGCTTTGTCGAAAATGTCTGCTCGACATCCCAGTAATAGTTCGGCTCGCTTGTGTGCCGCGGCCGAATATCCATGTCCGGCCGGCACCATGCCCACATGTCGATATCGTTATCAAGCGACCAGATCGTTCCCGGCAATGGCAGCCCCGGCGTAGTCATAACCGCCGCCGGGCCATCGCCCGAACTGTTGCTGACGACCTGCCAACGGACCCGATAGGTACGGTGGCCGTCCTGATCCCGGCTACCGCTCCACTCCAAGGGCCCCATCAAAACCGTTGCCATAAAATTACGCCAAAAAATTCGCCGAAGGATACTTGATGCCACGCTCCAGTTTCCGGGGCTGATCTCTCAATTCCGTGACGATCTGCCGCAATATCTCTACCATTTCCTGCTCGTAGGCTTTCCCCTTTAGCTGTACGGCATATTCCGCCTTTACCATCACGCCGTCTTCCCCCTCCAATTCCAGGGCCAAGTTGTCTGCCAACAGGTTAACCGTATCGGCGTAGATCGTCTCCAGGTCCGATGCCGCTTCCTGCTGGACCGCAAAAGCCTGCTGATTGGCATGGCCGGAATAACGAGAAACGTCACGTAAAGTATCCCGATGCTGGGTTTGCGAACTCAGGTAATCGCTGATGCTGGCGTTGGTTCCCGTAACCCAATCATTGATCGTTCCCCGAATGGCTGTCTCTTGCCAGATCGTATTGGCCGATTGCTTGCTGATCGCGCTAACGGTCTTTTCGATTTGCGGAGATACCGCTTGCAGCCGAAAGTCGGCCTGTCGCGGCTCGATCATTCTTGCTGCCTGCTCGCCAATTTTCTGCGGCATGGCTATCGGCTGTTCCTTGGCCGTGAATTTGCCACGCATCGTCCGCGTTGTCGCAATCAACTGCGGCAACATAAGGGAAATTCCGCCGAACAAATTGGAACGGCCTTTGATCAGCATGGCTTCGATTCCCTCCGGCACCTCCACCAGATCGGCAATCGTCCTGTCCGCCTTGGATTGCAACCCGGAGACAACCTCGACGCCTTTTGCTATCGGCGTACCAAGCTTCCCGATCACGGCCAACCCTTTGGCAGCAATCGGAATCCCCGCCAGCGAAGCTGCCACGGCAGCTTCGGGAAATGCGAAACGTCGAAACCACTTGGCTGCCTCTTTCAGAAATTCCTTGCCAGCAAACATCATTCGGGCCGACTCCTTGTACCACTCGCCGAGCCGCTCCATCGTCCGCTCGCTTTCCCGATACCACGACCCGGCATACTCCAGCAGATCGGCACCTTCCTTCGGCCATTCCGCTGTCGCCTGCGTGTCTGGCATGATATTCTGCAATGCCTTTTCCACGGCAATATCATGCACGTAAATGCTGCCCGGATGGGTAGCCTGCTCGGCCATTTGATTCAATGGCCTGGCCTGGTTGATGAAGTGCGTCAAGTGCCGAATCAACTGATCCAGGTTCACCGCAGGAGTAGTTCCCTGCCAGCCAGTTCCGGTAATTCCCTCTTGGAACTCCCGATAGCCCGGCATGTTCCGTAGACGTTCCAACGCTTGCGCCAAAGCGGCCTCTTGCTGCCTCAGCAGCTGGTCGAGCACGGAGGTGTCTTGTCCTACCGTTTGGGCCTGATGGATACTGTGTACCAGATCGTGTATTCCGGTCTCCAGCTGTTGCACCATACCAACTACCTGGATTTGCTCACGGCCTGATGCAACCTGTGCGTCCAGCATGACGCCCTGGAATTGCTGCGCCAAATTCGCCAGCGTCTCCTGTGCAAAGCCTATCGGCGGCGTTTCGATTTGGCCTATCGGCATTAGCGGCGTTTCGATTTTGCCCTTGATCTCACGGGCCACTGCCATGATCTCAGCAACCACTGCCATGACTTCGTCAGCTACCCCCGCTACCTCGACCCTGGGTACCCTGGGCGGTTCAATTCTGCCCATGATCTCGTCGGCCACTACCATAATTTCATCAACTACCCCCGCTACCTCGGGGGCGCCAACCTTGGCCTCGGCACCCTGCGCCTCCGGCGTGACTCGCAATCGCCGGAATATGTCCATCCGCCTCGACCAGTCGTGCAACTGCTGGATATGATTCATCGTCCCCACGATGGTAGCGTCAAGCCGCGCCATCTCTTCCCGTAAGCTACCGGTCGCGTCGGTCGCGGTATTCAACCCCTCCGCCAGCTCCGCAAAAGCACGCTGGAATATGCCTGGGGTTATCAGCCCCTGGGCCTGCATCTGCTGCAAACGTGCCAGCTTTTCCCGATATTCGATGGTCGGATCAAACCGCCGGGTAAGCTCCCGCGCTTCTTTTTGCAAAGAAACTTGCTCTTCGAGCTGCCGAACAAGTGCGAGCCGCTGCCGCAATTGCACCCGCTCATTAGCCGTCATGGCCTGGCCTTCGCGGTTGATCCTGGCGTAAAGGCTGGCGATACTCGATTCAACCGTCGGCATCTGCTGTAAGATGAAAAGTTGATCTTCAAGAGCATCGCTTGATTTTTTAATATCTTGTTTCAGGCCGGCAAAAGACTTAGCCGCATCCAGCAGTGCCAATGCCTGCCGCAATCTGATAATCTGATCTTCATTCAAACCGAACCTTTCCCGCAGTTGGAAAAGAGCGGCATCTATTTCGCTAAGGCCGGCTATCTGAGTATTTGTTGTTATTTGAGACAATTCTTGTTGGAATTTCTGCTGCTGCAACAATTGCGTGAGATGTTGATCCTGTTGGAACACGTCTCCCGGCGGCAGAACTGCTAACCCAGCCTCCTGACGGGCCTTATCTATTTCCCTCCTAAACTTTGCCACCTCGGACTCGACTTCATTCAATCCAGTCAATCCAATTTGAAAGTTCAAGTCGCCAAATTTCTCGGCGATTTTTGCCGAAAACTCTTTTTCTTTTACTATGATCAACTTGGCTTTGATTTCTGCCACTTCTCTGGTAGTCAGAACTCTTTTTAAGCTCCGTTCGATCTCTTTAATCTGCTTATCAATTTCAGACAATCCGTGTTCCGCTATTTTGACATCCAGTCCCGCTAGCATTTCCTTATAAGCTTTCGCGTTCGCCTCGGCCTGGGTTTCTTCTTTTTTAAGAGCCTCTTCGATTTTGCTTATGCCTGCCTTTATGCTGTCCACTCTTGCCTGTGCTGCCGCTATCAAATCAGAGTATCCAGCCGCAGTGTTGGCCGCCAGGTTAGACTCAGCCCCGGCCAACTCAATCTGCGCGCGGGCCAGCTCTTTAGTCAAAAACATTCGCCTCTCTTCCGGCATGGCCAGGCCGGCTGGCGTTTCAAACTTGCGACCCGCTATCGCGTCATAATATTTATCTGTTCTTTGGGTTAGCCCGATCACTTGCTCTTTGCTACGTCCAATTGCCGCATTGTATTTATTCCACTCTTGAATAAGTGAGATAATGCCGTAACCCTTGCCTCCCCACAATCTCGGAATCTCCCCGACTAGACTGCCGATAGCGGCGGCGGCAAGCAATACCCCACCCGTCACGGTTACAACCGCACCCGCAATGCTTACCACGCCAGTTTTGGCCACTCCCGCGAGCTTCCCTATCCAGGCTATGGTGCCCTTAATGGACGCTCCAGTACCAGAAAACAAAAGTGTCCATGCCTTTTTTAACGGAACCAAAACCGCCATTGCGGCCCCCAGGCCAAATAGACTGTAGATAACGGTTTTAATAGTCCCTGACAGCCCCAGGAATCCCTCCACGGTTCCATGGACAACGGCCATTAATGGCCCTGCCCCCGCAACAATTACCTCTCCGAATTCAATCCCTAGCAGCTTGACGGCCCTTTGCATTTCCTCAATTTGGTGCGAGTAGGTTTTGGTGGCCGCGGCCGCGGCCACCATGCCCCGGCTGCTCATTTCCTGGACTTTCCGCAACAGGTCCTCCTCGTCCTTGACATCACGCAATCGCAAAGCACGCTGCATTAAAGAATTGTTGCCTCTTTGCATTTGGATCGAAGCAAGCAGAAATGCTTGGGCCTCCTGCCCCTTGGCCGCACCCAGAAAAACGGATTGTCTGACAACTGCCTCTGCTGCACGTCCGGTCAACCCATACACCTCGGCTTGCTGAATCATGTCCCTGACGGCCCCCCTGGATACCGTGCTGATCTTGCTCATCGACTTGGCAAAATCCGCGTATCTCTGCATCGCCTGCCCTACATCGCCGCCGTTCGCCTGGATTACGCTCCGTAGCCGTGTAGTGCTTTTCTCATATTCCAGAAAACCGGATGATAGAGCTAGTTCGCCGCGAAAAGCAATATAGGCTATCGCAACCTGGCCAATAACCTGTCCTAGGCCCCTGAATGCATCATGGGCGCCTGATGCCAGCGTACCGACATTATTCAGGCTCGTACCAGTACTCGCCATGGCCCCGCTGGCATCGTCGGCGATCTTGCCCAACTGGTCCATGCTTCCTCTGGCATCCTCAACAGTTTCCCCCACCTTCCTCATGGAGTCCGACTGTTTGTTTTGAGATGAAATCAAATCGTCTAACGAATCACTAAGGCTTTCGACCGCGCCGCTTGCCGCGCCCATTTTGCTCCTGACGGCCGTTTCGATTCTTTGAGTTGCTTGTTCGATCTGCTTGCTTGCTTGCCCGGTAATGTCCTGAGCCTGCTCGAGGGCCGATTGATATTGCCCCGTTTCGGCAATTAACCGCGTCACCAGCCTGGCAACTTCAATGTCCACTGTCGCCCCTGGGTATAATTACCGGCTTCTTGCCAACCATGCCCAGCCACTTCGCCTTGCTTGCCGCCGCCGCCTGCTCTCTTGATACCGGCTGATTTTTGTCCACAAATTTCAGGCGGAAATGCTCAAGCTTGACGCCTTTGGGTTTCTTGACATTCGACATCCGCATTTCAGCAGCAATCGCCATCAAATAATGATCGGTACGGGAAGGTTGATTGTACTGCTCCTGGAACCACAACTGCCACAGATTGTATTCCCGCAGCGTCACCGCCCGCTGGCACTCCCGTACAGACATGCCCAGCTCCGCCGCTAAACGGAACCATCCGTCGTAGACGCGGAGGAGCCGTCGCCGTTTTTTTGCACCTCCGCCTTCTCTTCCAGATCGGAGATGGAACGCAGTTTATCCATCAATGGTTTCTGGATTCGGTTCGGCCAGCTTCTGACCGTCATGGCCGGTACGGGTTTTTCTTTCCCCTTATCGTCTATCTCAAATAGGCACAGGGAGAGCAAGAACGGATCGGCGTCGGCGATATTGCCAAAAGCCGCCGCCTTGCCATCCGGCCCCAGCCGGGTTTCCTTCAGTTGCGCATTTTTCCATCGGCATACCGCGTCAACCGACGCCTCCTTCAGCAAGTATTTCTTGCCGCCAAGATTCACCGATACATTAATAGGCTCCAGAGTTTCCAGATTCAATTCGTCCATTGTCGCTCCTTAAAGAAAATAAAGAGGGAAGCAATCTGCCCCGCTTGCCCAGAGCGCAACTGATTGCCCCCTCCCATGAGACGGCCTACTAGGTAGTTCCGCCAGTGAGTACCGGCGCCTCTTCGGTGCCAGCAGTCGGATCGTAGTTCGTCGGCGTGATAGTCAGAGTGCATTCAGGCTGGCTGCCCTCGGCCAACGCGTCCGGCTCGAAGGATCGCAAATACCCCCAAAAGGCCAGGGTGTCGCCGTCCGGAAAAGTCACGGTCCAGACTGTCGGCGTATTTATCAGGCCAAGGATGTCCGTATACAAATACGGATCGTAAGCCGCAGTCAGCGTGGAATCCGTCAATGTTTTCAACGACCGCGGCGCCATCGTCCGCCAGGTATCGTTGTGCATCGTGGTCGTTTCGTTCGCGTCCCCGCCGTCAATGCCCGGCGGCGTTACGGTCTTTTCCCAAAACACGATATTGGGATCAGACTCCGGACAAATCAGGGTACGGTAACCATCGTCGATTTTGACGCCGGCAGGGTCTTGCCGTGCCGTTGGTGTCGGAGCTGCCATTCATTGCCTCCCCCTGCCCCATGACAGGTTTGAGATTTTTCCGCTTGACCTTACAAGCGATTTTCCGAGGCTCACCTTAGAGCCTCGCCCATGCTCCTTAACCTTCTCGGATAGACGCTATCGCGTTTATCGTAAATATCCACCGTTTGCCTTCCGGCTCACGTCCCAGTGCGATAACGTCCGTCGTCCGCGTCACCGCATGAATCGTGAAATCGCTGCTGTCCCTGACAACCGGAGTCAACTCTATTTCCCCATCCAGCGCTATGGCTATCTGCCGTGCTTTCTGGTAGCCGACCAGCTGGTTGATCCCCCGTACCCGTACCTGTACGCCATGGTGCTCCTGCCGCTCCCTGTCCGGATTCGTTCGGCCATGGCCAACGCCCTGGGTGTCGTAAATCGTTACCGCGTTGTCAGGCGTCGCCAGTTCGCCGCCCACGCTTACCGGCCATGCCAGGCCATCGCTGGGTGCCGTACCGTGCCCCAAGTCAATCAGGCACCATCTCAGAATGTCGGCGGGACTGTGCGTCAGCGTGCCTGGCATTATTCCTTCTCCGTGAATGCGCTACGGCGTAAATCGCCGTATTCGACCGGCACCAGCTGCATGCTTTCCCGCTGCAATCGCAACCCGGCCACGTACAACGCGTCCTCAACACCCTGGCCAGCAGCTACCCCCTTGCCGACAATCCGGCCAAGCTCATTGGCCAATTCCCTGGCCGGCTGCTCAAGGAATTTCGGTTGGCCAGACGG